GCGGTGGCGAGTCTCTCGAATCTGTAGTGGCAGATGGGGACTTTTAGGTCAGGCTTTGAACAACGTGTGGCATCCTCTCTTACAAGGGAGGGTGTCCACTACGCCTACGAGACAGATAGAATATCTTTCGTAGAGCCTGAGAAGAAACGCAGGTACACACCTGACTTCTTCTTAGAGAATGGGGTCATCCTTGAGGTCAAGGGTAGACTAACGACAGCTGATCGTAAGAAGCATGAGTGGATAAAGCAGCAGCATCCTGACATAGACCTGCGCTTCGTGTTCCAAAGAGCAAGGGGTAAAATCTACAAGGGTAGCAAGACGAGCTACGCTGATTGGGCTGACAAACATAACATACCTTGGTGCCAAGGACCAAGTATACCAGAAGAATGGACGACCTAAAAACAATCAACACACACACGAATTGTCCTGACTGCGGAAGCAGTGATGCCCTATGCGAGAACGAAGATGGCAGCACAAAATGTTTCAGCTGCGGGATATTCAAGCCGAGCAATAAACAACACACACCAACAACACACACAATTAATATGACACCAGTTCAAGGAGACTACCAAGATTTAGTTAAGCGAAACATACCCCAATCAATTTGTAAGAAGTACGGATACACAGTAGGTGATCACAGATCGAAGCATTGCCAGATAGCTAACTACAGAGACAGCTCAGGTAAACTAGTAGGACAGAAGCTACGCTATCCAGATAAATCTTTTGAGACAGTAGGCACAGTGCGTACGCTATTCGGTATGCACCTGTTCGGTAAAGGTAAACGCATCACCATCACAGAGGGAGAGATAGATGCGATGAGTGTGTCCTCAGCATTCAATGGTAAGTGGGCAGTAGTCAGTGTGCCATCAGGAGCGCAGTCAGCTATGGCTGCCATCAAGCACAACCTAGAGTATCTCAATAACTTTGATGAGATTGTTCTCATGTTTGATATGGATGAGGTAGGTGTTGCAGCATCCAGAAAATGTGCAGCTGTGCTACCAGTTGGTAAGGCATTCATTGCTAACCTGCCAGCCAAAGACCCCAACGAATTGTTGATGGAGAATAGAGGTAGCGAAATCATCCAGTCATTCTGGGATGCTACTCAGTATAGACCAGATGGTATCGTAGCGGGGGAGGACATGTGGGACATTGTCAGCAAGACAGAGATTGTGGACTCTGCTGATTATCCCTTCGATGGACTTACAAAAATTACTAGAGGTATTCGTGTAGGTGAGATTGTTTGCTTCGCTGCGGGAAGTGGTGTTGGCAAGTCTGCCGTGTGCCGTGAGATTGCTTACCACCTAATCAAGAACAACGAGAAGGTAGGATACATAGCACTGGAAGAAAGCATCAAGCGTTCAGCTCAAGGCATCATGGGTCTAGCTATTGATAAGACACTACACCTTGGCACTGAGGTTGGCGAAGAAGAACTGAGGAAGGCATTTGATGCTACAGTAGGTAGCGGAAACTTTGTTACCTATGACCACTGGGGTTCTATTGAATCAGACAACCTTATCAATCGTATCCGTTACATGAACAGAGGTCTGGGATGCAAGTGGATATTCTTAGATCACGTATCAATATGTGTCAGCGGTCAGGAAGGTGACGAGCGTAAGATGCTGGACATGCTGATGACTAAGCTTCGTTCTCTCGTAGAAGAGATAGGTGTGGGTATGATTCTTGTATCACACTTGAAGAGACCAGAGGGCAGAGGATTTGAGGAAGGAAGAGAGACAACTCTTGGACATCTCAGAGGTTCCGCAGGACTGGGACAACTCAGTGACATGGTCATTGGATTAGAAAGAAATCAGCAGGACGAAGAGGTTAAGAACCAGACTACCGTACGTGTACTCAAGAACAGATTTAGCGGAGAGACAGGCGTAGCTTGCACTCTCGAATACAACAAACACACAGGAAGACTACATGAACAAAACACATACTTCGGTGCTGATGATACTCAGCCTACTACTAATAACAACACACGCCAGCCAGAGGGAAATATCGATGAACCATTCTAAACCAACAGAGATTGAGATGGGCTTACTCTTCTCAGCTATCATGAAGGTAGAGACAGGTGGAGAACTTAACCCAACCTATGCTGTAGGAAGATACCAAGAGATTGGTCCATTCCAAATTACATACAACTACTTCCTAGACTCAGGCATCAAAGGCACATGGACATACAACTGTCTGTATGTTGATCGTTCAATCAAAGTGATGCAAGCTTACTGGAACAGGTACGCAAAGCTACACACCTTAGAAGAGTATGCACGTCTCCATAATGGTGGACCCAACGGTATGTCTAACATGAACACGCTAGAGTATTGGCACAAAGTCAAAGCAATGATGGAGACAGGACTATGAGGAGAGCTTACTTCGATATAGAAACTACAGCAGTAGACAACTGGGTTACGCTGGATGGTATGGACAAGATACATTGTATCTCTGTTCTCTCTGAAGATGACAACAAGTGTATCTCTTTCAGTGGTGATAGTATCAGGGAAGGAATCTCTTACCTTATTCAGCACGACGAAGTGGTTGGTCACAATGTGATTGGCTTTGACATACCTGCTATCAAGAAGCTGCACCCTACTATTAAGTTCCCAACTGTACGTGACACACTGGTTATGGCATCCGCTATGTTTGGTGATGTCAGAGCTACTGACTTACAAAAGCCACAATTCCCTAGAGAGTTGATTGGCAGACAATCACTCAAAGCTTGGGGCGTTCGCCTTGGTGCGTTGAAGGGAGACTACGGTGATACAACTGATTGGTCTGTGTGTACGAGAGAGATGATAGATTACTGCGAGCAAGACGTAGCTGTCACGTTCACACTCTATAAGTATCTCATGTCTGCTGAACCATCAGAGACTATGCTGAAGATCGAACACAAGTTCGCTGAGTTGATGAAGATGCAAGAGGTACACGGCTGGAAGTTTGATACAGCTGGCTGTCGCACACTGACGAAGGAGATAATGCAGAGACGTGCTGACCTAGAGAAGCAGTTACAAGAAGCGTTTCCTCCGAAGGAAGTTCCAACCAAGACACCAGTATGGAAGACTGATGACGGACTAATATGGAAGACCAAGAAGCAAGCAGTCGAAGCAGGACACAAACCAGCGGATGTGAAGAAGGATGGATTCACTACCAAGAAGGTGTTGTTCAATCCAGCATCACGTGACCAGATTGCTGAACGGTTAACGGAGAAGTATGGGTGGAAGCCTAAGCTATTCACTTCATCAGGTAAGCCTAAGATTGATGAAACAGTTCTCAAAGGTATAGGTAAGCCAGAGGCAGACATACTGTTCCAGTATCTACTGTGTATCAAACGTCTCGGTCAGGTAGCTGAAGGTCAAGAGGCTTGGCTCAAGCTAGCAGATGACGGAGTGATGAGAGGACAGGTTGTTACCAACGGAACAGTCACAGGACGTTGCAGTCACAGACATCCAAACGTAGCACAGGTTCCAGCAACAGGAGCAGAGTATGGCAAAGAGTGTCGTGCTTTGTTCGGAGCTAGGACAGGCTACAAGCTTGTGGGCTTTGATGCTTCTGGATTAGAACTACGTTGTCTTGGTCACTACCTCACACCGTATGACAAAGGTGCCTATGCTAAGGAAGTTATTGATGGAGACATTCACACTCTCAACCAGAAAGCAGCAGGACTAGCTACAAGACCAGAGGCGAAACGATTTATCTACGCTTACCTCTACGGCTGTGGCGACCAGCTTCTAGGTGAGATGATAGGTGGTGGCAGTAAAGAAGGAGGACAGTTACGTAAACGTTTCCTCAGCAAACTACCAGCTCTCGATAGCCTATTGAAAGATGTCAAGAAGGTGGCAGAAGGACAGAAGTATCTGAAGGCTATTGATGGTAGGAGACTACACGTACGCTCCAGCCACTCAGCACTGAACCTGTTACTACAGAGCTGCGGTGCTATCCTTATGAAGACTACAAGTTGTTACCTATACTTCAACCTGACTAATGCAGGGTGGATACATGGTAAGGACTTTGCGTTCGTCGGAAACATCCATGATGAAATCCAAGCGGAGGTCATTGAAGGACGTGAAGATGAGTATGGTAAAATTGCTGAGATGTCTATCAGGCAAGCAGGTGATTATCTTAAGTTTCGCTGTCGAGTAGATGGCGAATACAAAGTAGGAAACAACTGGGCTGAGACCCACTAACATGACATACAGAAATCAACACGATCACACAGGCATGTGTAGTCAGAACGGAGAACGAGCAGAGAATCTGTTCGCAACTATTATTGGCGATCTTGGAGGAACAGTAACTCCTTCAAGTTTAGCGGAGCAGTTCAAAGGTATAGACTATCACGTAGACCTGAGTGGTAGAGTTGATGTTAAGTCGAGAGGACGTACCCGTAGAGGGGATGCTTCTCCTGATGCCAAACGAGTATGGCTAGAATTAAAGAACGTACAAGGACGCAAGGGTTGGGTCTACAATGAGGCTGACTACATCGCTTTTGAGAGAGAGCATAGATACCTAGTTGTTAAACGCCTGAGCCTATGCGAACTAATTGATAACCTAGTGGACATGGATGACATCGTACTCAGTCCTGCTGAGTGTATGTATAACCTATACTCACGTGTTGGACGTAAGGACTTACTTACTAAGGTACACGTTGATGACCTACTAACATGTTCACACTACACACTACCGAAACCAAATGAGAAATGTATTAATTGATGGAGACGAAGTAGCTTACAAGGCTGCTTTCGTTTCAGAGGTTCCAATCAAATGGGACGAAGACACTTGGACTTTGCATTCAAGTGAACGAGAAATGATAGACGCTATTCAGACTATTATTAAACAAGCACTGAAAGACACCGACAGTGAGATGTTTCACGTAGCTCTGTCTGGGTCTAACAACTTCAGGATTGATGTATATCCAGAATACAAAGCTAATCGCAAAGGTAAACGTAAACCTCTTGGACTAAAGTTTTGCAGGGAATACATGCTTGAAGAATACTTAGCGTCAATGGATGACACGATGGAGGCTGATGACCTGCTAGCTATAGAAGCTGGAGAACGTCCAGACAGTGTTATCTGGTCTGTAGACAAAGACTTCCTGACGGTTCCCTGCCAACTATTCAGAGAAGGACAATTACTTCTCATTACCGAAGAAGAGGCTGACTACTGGTTGAAGTATCAGACAATGGTAGGTGACGTTGCCGATAACTTTAAAGGAGCTGGAGGGTTCGGACCCAAGAAGACAACCAAGTGGCTGAAAGATAAGGGAGCTACATGGAACTCTGTCCGTGATGCCTTCTTATCGGCAGGGCAGACCGAGGAAGACTGCACCACTAATGCTATCCTTGCCCGCATACTACGCACAGAGGATGAGAAACTAAACTGGAGACCTGACTATGAAAACTGAACAACCAACAAGACTACCTAACTCTGGCAAACATGCTGAGTATGACACTGGAGCTATAAGAGACTCCAAGACGGGTAATGGCTTACCTAGCCTCCTGCCTCCTGTAGCTTTAAGAGCAGCAGCTAAGAGGTTTGAAGATGGCGCAATCCATTACGGAAAGAATAACTGGCAGAAGGGCATACCTTTGAGTAGGTATGTTGATAGCCTGTATCGACACCTATGGCAGTGGATGGAGGATGAGCAGGATGAGGATCATGGTGGTGCCATTATATGGAACGTCATGTGTATGATCCAGACCAAGGATTGGATAGATAAAGGTAAACTTCCAGAGGAGCTTAATGACCTATGAATGAAGATGCGATAAGGTTTGATGGGCTAGATGAAGCTATCATAGGAACAGACCATAATGGTTTTATTGTCTACGACCATGACATTATGATTACCCTATTCTGCCGACAAGGTATGACCACAGCAGAGGCAATAGAATGGATTGATTACAATGTCTTAGGCACTAATGCAGGTAACGGATTTACTGTTTTGATGCTCAATAAAGAATTAACAATGGAGGATTTAGGAGATGAGTGACAACTATATGAAAGGTCGTGGTGAAACTTTGCCACCGATCTCTAGCACCTTAGTCAAGGAACTAGATTCCGTCTTTACCCTTAAGGAGTTCTCTCCTGATAACAGTAAGGATGAAATGATGTACCATTATGGTCAGCGTTCAGTGATTAGGTTCTTAAAACACCATCTAAATATCCAACAAGATAATATACTAAACCCAAAGGAATAATAAAACCATGTGTTCAACTCCCTCTTACACTCCACCTCCTCCACCCCCACCTCCTCCACCTCCTGCTCCCGTCTCGGCTCCGACTCCGACAGCTAAGAAGTTTACAAACAAGACTGTTAAAAAACGCAGTAGCGTCTCCAATAAAAGAGGAACTAGCGCATTAACAGTGCGTAGATCGACAGTTAACACTGGATCATCTGGCACTGGAGCAAGCATAAAGTACTAATAATATGGCGGGAAGAAGCCTAACACGAGTTCAAGGTGGAGTTACCACTACACTAAATATCAATACTGATAGATTGGCTGGTGTTACAACTCTGACTAGGTCTGATGGTTCTACTACATCAGTAGACCGTACAGCCCCCGTCATTGACTCAGACCGCAAGGGGCAATCCCGCCCACTACTAAGCAAACTTGTAGGTGGAGCCGCTGGAGCTTACAGTCTACGCGACCTGAACGATAAGCAGGGGTATAACAAAGTAATAAAAGCGCGTAAGGATGTAGGAGGATCAGCTGTACATAGAGTATTCAGAGCTAGAGACTTACGATATATTGAAGACTGGTCTAAGAATTATATAGACAATGAATTTATCAGTGCGTCTACTCTTAAATCTAAACAGTTCTATGACAACTTTAGTGACACCAGTAATCTGGGGACTATTACTGGTAACTGGACTAACACTAACAAACTAAGTGTTAATGCTACAGGTGGCGTACGTGCTGGAGATAAAAGTGTCACACTACTTCACAACGACACAGAAGGGTTTAGTTTAGGATATTACGAAGTAACCTTTAACGTTACGCAAAGCGGTGGCGATGACATAAACAGCGCGATTCCATATTCAACTAGAAACCGTATTGAGTTAATAACCAGAGATACTGACACTGTTGCAGATAGTAATGACAGCTTAAACAAGCAAAGGTTTGCTGTATCGACAGGTGTTAATAAGTTTAAATTTACTTTGTTCGATGACGGAACCACTCCAAGCAGAGAGCCAGCTATAACATTAGTCTTTTATAAAAAAGCTCTATTTAATGTTGATATTTCAAACATAGAGTTAAGACATTTTGCAAATGCGGATGAGAACGCTGAAGCCTATGTGGACACTTGGTATGACCAGTCTGGAAATGGCAGAGATGCTACCCAGACAGACACAAGTAAACAAGGGCTAATAGTTGAGAACGGGACTTACTTAGAGGGCGTGAAGTTTAACGGGTCTTCTCAATACTACGATTTTAATAACGATATTACGTTGTCTAGTGGTATGCCTTTGTCCGTGTTCTGTCTTCAGGATGCCACTAGTAGCACAAACGATTTCACGTTAGGTTCTCAAGGTTCTAATAGAGGCATCAGTTTTAAGAACAATAAAGTAAGTTATTACTTTTCCACTAATACAATAAGTATTGACGCTCCTACCTCCGTAAGCGGAATGACTCAGTTTGCCGTAATTCATAATGGCACTGAAACAGGCACTAATGTTAGAGCATATCGCAATGGTGCGGAGATCATAGACTCGTCTCCTGATTCAGACATGGGAAGTAAACAACACGCTGTTTCAATAAACTACATGGGAACTAGAAACACTAACGATTACTACACTGGCAAAATTAAAGAGCTAGTAATCTATACAGCAGACCAGACCGCCAACCGCCCCGCTATCGAAGCTAACATTAAGAACCAATATACTTACTAATGCCCAACAAATCAGCGCAATCATTATATCAATCCCTTGAAGGTAAACGATACACCTACTTGGATAGGGCTAGAAGGGCAGCAAAACTTACACTTCCATACATCATGCCAGATGAGGGCTTCGGTTCTCATAGTCGTTTGGAAACACCATTTCAGGGCGTTGGGGCAAGAGGAGTAAACAACCTCGCTTCTAAATTACTGTTGGCACTTCTACCTCCCAACGCTCCGTTCTTTCGTTTAAAGATAGATGAGTATCAGCTACGTGCTGAAGGCGCACCTGATGAACTCATCACTGAGATAGAGTCCTCACTACAACAAGTAGAGGAAGCAGTGATGGATGAGATTAGTGGCAACACTTACCGCACTGGTATTCACGAAGCTCTTAAACATCTTATCATTACAGGTAACGCTCTCATATATTTGCCAGACGAGGCAGGGCTAAGAGTGTTCCACCTAGATCGTTTCTGCGTTGAGCGCGATGCGATGGGCAACATACTTTATATATGCACCAAGGAAGACTTATCTTATATGTCACTTACAGAAGAGATGAAGAGTCTTGTTGGGGTGCAGAGCATGGATTCTCCTGATGAAGAGATTTGTCTATACACTGCTGTGTGCCGTAAGAGCAACAACTGGCATGTGTGGCAAGAGATTAATGGAGAGATGATTCCTTCCTCCGAAGGTTCATACCCATTAGATAAAAATCCCTTCATACCTTTACGGTTCTCCCGCATTGACGGAGAAGACTACGGTAGGGGATACGTAGAAGAATACTTAGGTGACCTGCAATCCCTTGAGAAGCTTACCCAAGCCCTCGTCGAAGGTAGTTCAGCAGCAGCCAAAGTATTGTTTATGGTTAACCCCAATGGCACCACAAGAGCAAGGACTCTAGCTGAGTCTCCTAATGGTGCTATCACTCAAGGCAACGCACAGGATGTGTCGGTTCTCCAGTTAAACAAGTTCAATGACTTCAGAGTTGTGCAAGACAGCATGACTAAGATTGAAGAGCGTATGGGACATGCGTTCCTGCTCACCTCTGGTGTTGTACGTAATGCAGAGCGTGTGACAGCTGAAGAGATACGGATGCTTGGACAAGAACTAGAGGCTGCTATTGGTGGTCTCTACTCTCTACTAAGCACTGAGATGCAGCTGCCTATGGTCAATCGTTTGATGACCATCATGAACAAGAACAAGTCTCTGCCTAAGTTACCTGAAAAGGTAGTGAGTCCTGTCATCATCACTGGTGTAGAAGCACTAGGCAGAGGTAACGACTTACAGAAGCTTGATATGTTCCTAGCGGGAGCTGCTCAAGTTGTGGGTCCAGAAGCAGTGCAACAATTTATCAATGTCGAAGAATACTTTAATCGCAGAGCAACATCGCTCGGCATTAAAACAAGCGGTCTAGTGAAAGACCAAGAGCAGCTGGCGCAAGAAGCGCAACAAGCTCAACAAATGCAAATGACAGAGAAACTTGGACCAGCGGGTATCAAGGCAGTCTCTGATCAAGCAAAACTACAACAACCAGAAGCGAGAGAGGAACAGTAAACTATGGCTAATTATCAGTCAGTAACAGTAAGCGAGAACAGTAACGAAGAGAATATATCTCTTGAAAAACAAGCAGCTATGCAAGAAGAAGTTGCAAACCAGAGGGGTCAGACATTAGAAGCTGATCCGTCTGAAGGTAAACAAGAAGTTGAAGAGACTTCAGAACGTCCTGAGTGGCTAGATGAGAAGTTTGAAAGCCCAGAAGATTTAGCGAATGCTTATAAGGAGCTTCAAAGCAAACAATCAAAAAAGAAAGACTCTAATGAAGAGCAAAAACAAAATACTGAGGAAGATACGCCTCAACTTAACAACGCTATTACAGAAGCTACGGCAGAGTTTACAGAGATTGGACAGTTATCTGACGAAACGTTTCTAGGTCTTGAGAAAGCTGGCATACCAAGAGAAATGGTTGAGGCTTACATTCAAGGACAAGAAGCTGTGTCCACAGCATCGGCTACAGAAATAAAGGATTCGATTGGTGGTAGCGGTAACTACGAAGCTATGGCTGAATGGGCTGGAGAAAATCTAGCTGATGGAGACCTAGACGCTTTCAATGATATTGTTGAAAGAGGCACTGTTGAACAGGCTCGTGTGGCTGTCAAAGGCATGTACGCTCAGTTCTTAGGGGCTGGCGGTAAAGCACCCAACCTCGTCCAAGGAGCAACCTCTGGCGCAGCTGGTGCCAAGGCGTTTGGCTCTGCCGCTTCTATGGTAGAGGCTATGCAAGACCCAAGGTATAAGAACGATCCAGCATACCGCGAACAAATTGAGAAGCGCATCGCTGTCTCGAACGCATTCTAATTATGAACATGGAACTAATAGCAATGCTTGGTGGTGGCTTGAGTGGCTTCGTTATGAAGATGCTCGCTGCCCAAGCACAATCACAAACCCGTCTTCTTGAGATGCAGTTGGCTAAACAGAAAGCAGCTGATAAGTCTGCACAGCAAGCTTCAGCAAGAGGCGGTGTGTGGGTGAGACGTACGTTCGTATTGTTCATACTCTTTGCTGTTATCTTAGCTCCATTCATTTTATCACTTTTAAATACTCCTGTTACCGTCGAGAAGGAAGCATCCAAAGGGTTGCTTGGCTTCTTAGGAATAGGAGGAGGTGGATGGAACTCTCTAGAAGGATTTGTTATTCTTCCAGAAGTTCGTCAATCCATGCTTGCCATTGTAGGATTCTACTTTGGCTCGTCTCAAGTAAAATGACTTTATGGAATTGGTATTACAAATCGCTTCGGCAGTAACACCAATACTAATCGGATTTATTACGCTAGTTATCATACTATCCAAGATGCACTATAGCATCGAGGTGCTGAAGGAGAAGGTAAAGATACTCTTCGACTTCCATAACAAGCATAACAAATAATTTCTACTCTACGTTTAAAGTAGCGACTGAGCCTGATACGTCAGACAACTCACTGATCGTAAAATATACACAGAATGAAACACAGAAAACTAACGAGAACGTTGTGTTCTCATTTACTAATAAAATAACAAAAGGAAAACTATGGCAAACGGTGACTTTTCACCTATCTCTCGTAGTGGACAAGCTCAAGGGCAAAGCGATGTAGATAAGCTCTTTCTGAAAGTTTTCTCTGGTGAAATTCTTACGAGTTTCTCTGAGTCAAACGTCATGAAAGACTTACATACAATGCGTACGATTTCTTCAGGGAAATCTGCACAGTTCGTAACCTCTGGAATTGCTACTGCTAAATATCACACTGTAGGCAAGAATATTGTCGAGTCCGATGCAGGATACATGTCCCAAATTGGCATGGGAGAGAAAATCATCAATATTGATGATGTTCTTATCTCTTCGACATTCATCGCAAACATTGATGAACTCAAAAAGCACTATGACGTTCGTAGCATATACGCTGCTGAACTTGGTAAGGCTTTGGCAAAACGTTTCGACATCGCAACGATGAAGACTCTCTATGCTGCAACTCAGTCAGACGCTAACTTAGCAAACACCCCAGCTGGATCAACTATTAGTCCAGAGGCGGGCAACCTAACAAACGCTGCTGGCATCATTGATGCTCTCTACGGTGTAGCTGAAACGCTCGACTCGAACGATGCTCCAGATGAAGGTCGCTTTGCGATCCTTAGCCCAGCTACTTACTACAAGTTGCTAACATCTGACAACGTTGCAATCAACAAGGACACTGGTTCTGGCGGTAACGTCAATGCTGGTACTGTTGCAAGCGTTGCTGGCATCACTCTTGTAAAGAGCAATCACCTCACTGACGTTGCCGATCTTGGAGACAAGAGTGCAGCGGCTTCGACCGTTGAAGATTCCGAAACAGGAGTCAACAACGATGTGTTCGATGACAACGTTTCTAGTAGCGGTAACGGTGTTGGATACAATGGTGACTTCTCTCCATTGAAGAAAGCCACAGCCGCTTCTGGTGGTGCTTCTGCTTTCACCGAGTACGGCATGCTTTGCGGTACTAAGGAAGCAATCGGTACGGTCAAGCTTCTTGATCTTGCTACTGAAAGCGAATACCAAATCGAGCGTCAAGGTACGCTCTTTGTTGCTAAGTACGCAATGGGTCACGGAGTTCTCCGTCCTGAGTGTGCTGTCGCAGTGGTACCTGCTACATAATTAATCAAGCCCTGCCCCCAAATGGGGGTGGGGTTTTTTTTATAGGAGATACAAAATGAGTTTATACGAAAATATCAATCGCAGACGCAAGCTTGGAATCAGTCGTCCCAAGAGTAAATCAACTGTAAGCAAGAAGTCTTACAGCAACATGAAAAAAGGTTTCCCCAAAAAGAAAGGTAAATAATGCCTACTACTACAATCTCTACGACTCTTCTTGAGTCAGTAAACATCGTCCTTGCTAACATAGGAGAGTCACCAGTAAACGCTCTTTATGGGGCAGCAGTTCCACAGCAAGTGGGGATAGCATTAAACACGATTGAAGAAGTAAGCACTGACATCCAGTCTAAAGGCTGGTGGTTCAACCAACAAACATCAGGCGGTGATTATAGCACCACTGAAAATGTTGTTATATATCCGAGCAGTGCTGACTTTGATTGGAGTTCGTCTATACCAGAGGAAGCTCGAAGATATATCACAATCCGTGCTTCTCGTATTGCACAAGCACGTTTTATTGGCTCAGAAGAGTTACAAAAGTTTAGCTATCCAGAGGAGCTAGTTAGCCTAGCTATTCTACAACAAGCTCACGTTCGTAATTCCAACGGCACCCTAGACTTTAACGATTTTCCAGAGGAACTTAAAGGTCTCGGAATCGACGAGGTTATGTTCCTCCAAGGGAGCGTTGAGGATAAGCTTGGAACTCTTCGTCTTGGTGGCGAACTTGCTACTATAGATAAGACTAAAGCTGAGACATCGCTTTTAGCCGACCAAGAAGAGCTAGTCACAAAGCAAGCACTAGACGTAGCGGCAGACACAGAACTAAAGACTTCCCAAAAGACCCAACTAGACATTCAGACTGCTCTCGAAGGAACAGCCGAGAAAGATTTCTTTGATAACGGTGGAGTATCTATTGATGATAGTATTAAAAGCTACCGAGACTTTGCCCCAGAGATGCGTATGATGGGTATTCAAGAACCCACATTTCAAGCACTTCCAGCATACAAGAAGGTAGAGCTAATTAAGGATGCTGATAAGCTACGCGATGCGACAGCCACAGAATCAACAAGCAGTAGTTATGAACTTACTGCGGTTAACAAGGTAATGCGCCTTATAGGAGAGCCGCCTGTATTAACTTTCAACAGCAGCTCTCTGGCTTCTGAGTGCGTTCGCCTAATGCGTGACACAGACACAGAGCTACAAGGGCGTGGATGGTGGTTTAATACCGAGGAAGACGTAGAACTTACACCTTCAGCCGATTCAACTATTGATATTTCTACTAGTATATTAAGTTTAGAAGTAAAAGATTATGATACCCGTATCTCCAGCCCTCAAGGTGGCGTTTTCAAACTCTATGACTTAAAAGAAAAGAGTGATACGTGGACATCCCCAGTCAAAGCCAAGGTAATATACAAGCGAGAGTTTTACGATTTACCAATTAAATACCTTGAGTATCTTAACGTCCGTGTAGCTATCCTACTGACGGAACTTTACCCACAAAGTGGTGTAGACATCCAGCGTCTTCCTAAGATGGAAGCGGAGCTACGGGCTTACTTTAAAGATCGTGAGTTTGACCAAGCAAACTACTCTATATTTGATAGCTACGATGTCGCCACAAGAATCGGTATCAACCGCAACTACCAGATTTAATAATGCCATTAATTAATACTGCCGTTCCCAACCTTATCCAAGGTGTATCACAACAGCCTGACGCTACGCGTTTTGCTGGTCAGTGTGACGCGCAAGAAAATGCACTGAGTTCGGTTGCTGGAGGATTAATGAAACGCCCAAACACTAGGCACGTTGGTAAATTAATGAATGAGGCTATAAGCGCAAACAGTTTTGTTCACTTCATCAGACGAAGCGCATCTGAGCAATATGTAATTATTCACGATGGATATTGTCTCAAAGCTTGGAATAGTTTGACGGGTAAAGAAGCAACTATTAATAACGTAACGGGAGGCTATGCCGTGTCTTCTAGTTACTTGCAGGTTGCTAATCCAAGAACAGCTCTCAAAGCACTTACAATTGCAGACACTACTTTGCTTCTAAATACAAAAAAGGAGGTCAAAGCCTCTACCAATATTACATCTCCTTTACGTAAACAAGCTTTAGTAACTGTACTCGTAGGAGACATAAACAGACTTTACACTGTCAATGCAACCATAACCAAAACGACTCCAATATCTAACAATTCAACTTATGGCTCTGCCACGTATACCGAACCTGAATTTGAAATAGTAACAGAAAGATATGAGTATGATTGGGAGGGTGATACTTCTGACGATCCTGATGGTACTTCTGGTTCCGAGACAGATTATTACCATTGGAGACACAGAATAACTGGCGTTAATGTAATAGATGGAGGAGAAAATGTTCCTGATGATTTTACACTAATAATTGGTTCTACTTCTGAAATAGCAGTAGACCCTTCATTTGATATAACAATCGTAGGTGGAGTGGTAACGAATGTTGATGTTGTTAATGCTGGTGATTTTGAAGGCACCCAAGTTGCCAATGATGTTTATAATAATAACCTCGGCTATACATTTCACAGTTCAGGTGGATCGGTTAATTTTGGTTGGACGAAATACTATAGAGGATATTTAAGTCCAAATTTAAGTATGTTCAATTCTGGGGACGTTACTACACAAGAGTTAGCGTTGAGTGCGCCAGCGGAGAGTGGAGGATCAAGTACGAGTGTATCTTCGGTCGGTTCTAGCACAAACAACATTGCTGGAAATATTTTAGCTGAGTTTGAGAGTACCTCTCGGAATTGGGTTAATTATTTTACAATAGACCAAAAAGGAAGCAGCATTGTATTAACACTTAAAGACACGTTTACAGGAACCGCAGCTCCTGATTATACTGTTACTGAAAATGGTGCGGAGGTTGCAGGTCCTTTAGCTCAGGACCCTAACTCGACGTATGACTTTACTATATCATCGACGGACTCTCTAGGCGACCAAGGATTAAGTGCTGTGTACAAAAGCACAGCTTCATTGAGTGATTTGCCTATAAATAATATAAATGGGTTTGAAACTAAAATAGTAGGAGATGCGGAACTAGGACAGGATGATTTTTATGTAAAGTTTGAAACAAATAATGGAGCAGAATTTGGTGCTGGTTCCTACGTGGAGACTGCCGCCCCAAACATTATAGACGGATTAGACGCAAGTACTTTACCAATGTCCTTAATAAACTTTGGTGTAAATGCTTTTGAATTTAGAGAGTCTGGGTATGTCGAAAGATTGTGTGGAGATAATGACACTAATCCACTTCCTTCGTTTGTAGGTTCAAGTATAAGTGGTATGTTCTTCTTTAAGAACCGCCTCGGATTTCTGAGTGGACAGAATGTAGTCATTTCCGAAAGTGGTCTTGGATCGCTTGCCGAAGCGG